TCATCACAAAAAAACGCAAGATATTGCATAAGAGGGGGTAATTTAAAAAAAGAGGATGATATTTATATGAAGATGAAGGAATTAGAAAACATTTTAAAAAAGATACCAGATGAAAAGATGGATCAAGCTACTTTAATTAGTAATGAGATGAAGTTTATACTTATCACAATAGAAGAATTAAAAAAAGATATTCAAGAAAAAGGAGCTGTGGAGCATTTTATAAATGGTAAACAAGATTTTTTAAGAGAATCACCAGCATTGGCTAGTTATAATAAATTGATGAAAACATATGATACATTTTATAAAAATCTGGTGGCATTAGTGCCAAAAGAAGAATTAAATGTAGATGATGAGTTTGATGAAGATGATTTGTAATGACATATATAGAAGAATACTATAAATGGATATGTGATAATCCAGATAAAGTATGTAAAAAAATAAAAACTATATATAAACGATTAGTAGATGATATAAAGAAACCTCGTAAAGTTTCTTTTTTTAATAAATCTACAAATGAAACTGAAACTCATACATATATATTTGATGAAAAGAAAAGTTTAAGATGTATCCATTTTATAGAGAAATATTGTAGGCAATCCAAAGGTAAATGGAATGGTAAACCATTGAAATTACAATTATTTCAAAAAGCGTTTATACAAGCATTATTTGGATTCGTTGATAAAGATACTGGATTACGAAAATATAAAAAGGCTATATTATTTGTAGCTCGTAAAAATGGTAAATCAGTATTAGATAGTGCAATAGCAAACTATATGCTTACTAAAGATGGTGAAGGTGGAGCTGAAATATATTCAGTTGCTACTAAAAGAGATCAAAGTAAGATAGTTTGGGAAGAATCAAAAAAGATGATTAAGAAATCGCCCTGCTTGGCAAAAAGGATTCGTTGTTTAATAGGTGGTATTTATTATGATGCTACTGATTCATCATTTAGAGCATTAGCAAGTGATAGTAATTCATTAGATGGTTTAAACGCACATTTAGTTATAGCTGATGAAGTACACGCATGGAAAGATAAAAACTTACTAGATGTTATGTACGATTCAATGAGTGCAAGAACACAACCATTATTACTTGAAACATCTACAATGGGAACTATAAGGCAAAATGTATTTGATATTGAGTACGATTATGCTAGTCAAGTTATAGATGGTGTTATTCAAGATGAAGTATTATTACCAATAATATATGAGTTAGATGATGAGAATGAGTGGGTTAATGAGGATTCGTGGTATAAAGCAAATCCAGCATTAAACACAATAAAAGATTTAAAAAGTTTAAGAGAAAAAGTAGATAGAGCAAAAAATAATCCAATAGAATTGGTAAATCTATTATGTAAGGATTTTAATGTTAGACAAAATAGCGTTGAGGCATGGCTAACATTTGATGATCTAAATAATGAAGAGATATACCATGATTGGAAAGATTGTTATTGTATTGGTGGTTGTGATTTATCAAGCACCACAGACTTAACTTGTGCCACAATATTAGGTGTGGTAAAAGGTAAGATAAGAGTAAAGCAAATGTATTGGATACCTACAAATTGTTTAGAGAAAAAAATAAGAGAAGATAAAATACCATATGATAAATGGTTAAAAAGTGGATATATTAGATTATCTGGTGATAATAAAATAGATTACCACGATATAACAAATTGGTATTTAGAAGAAGTAGAAAAAAACGAGTTAAGGCCATTATGGATTGGATACGATAGTTGGAACGCTAATTTTTGGATTAACGAAATGCAAGAATGTGGGTTTGATATGGTTGAAGTAAGGCAGGGATACAAAACTGAATCAGCACCATTAAAGCAAATGAAAGCTGATTTAATGGATAAGAAGATAAACTATAATAATAATCCAATAACAAAATGGAACTTATCTAATGTAGTAGTTAAGGTTGATGATAACGAAAATATTATGCTATCTAAAGAAAAAGCAAGACAAAGGATTGATGGAGCAGCTAGTTTAATGGATGCTTATGTAATCTATATCAATAGACAGCAAGAATATTTGAATTACATAAATGAGGAGGTATAACAATATGGAAAAAAGGAGCTTATTTAGTAGAGTATTTGGTAATGATAATTCAACAGATGCACCACAAACAGCTACTAGTTTTAAATTGTTAGATGATAATAAGGCAATATTTACTACTTATAATGGTGATTATAAGAACGAAATAGATGTAAGGGCGTGTGTAGATGCAATAGCTCGTAATGGTGCTAAAATGCATCCAAAACATTTAAGAAACTTTATCAAAGATGGTGAAGCAAAATTAGAGTATGTTGATAGTAATTTATATAAACTATTAGCAAAACAACCAAATGAGATACAAAATGCCTATAAGTTTTATTATCAAGTAATTAGCAATTTAGAATTATTTAATAACTCTATAATATACATAAATAAAGATTCTAATTTAAAGGTTAAAGGATTATATCCATTAACTTTTGATAGATGTGGTTTTTATGAGTATAATGGTGAAATATATATTAAGTTTAAGTTTAGTAGAAAGACTAGATTTGTACCATATTCAAGTTGTATTCACTTAACCAGAGGAATAACAGCTGATGGTATGTTTGGTGGAAATATAGAGCCATTAAGAAAAACATTATCAATGAAACATATACTAGATGAGGGCATAATTAATGCAATTAAAACAACTCAATCAATAAAAGGTATAATCAAAACTACAAAAGCAATGCTTAAACCTGAAGATGTTAAAAAGATGAGAGATCAATTTGTAGAAGATTTTATTAGTGATGGTGATAAATCAGGTATTGGTGGATTAGATGCATCAACTGATTTTACACCAGTTAAGATTGAGCCACAAACAGCTAGTGATAGCCAAATAAAAGAAATTGATAGTAAAATATTAAAATATTTTGGTATTAGTGAAAACATTATTACATCAAACTATACTGAAAATGAGTGGAACGCTTTTTATGAATCAGTATTAGAGCCAATAGGTTTACAAATGGGTTTAGAGTTTAGTAATAAACTATTCACACCAACTGAAAAAGCATTTGGTAATGAAATAGTATTTGAAGCAAATAGATTACAATATGCTAGTAATAGTACGAAAATAGATTTGATTAAAAATGCTAATAATATAATGATGGTAGATGAATTAAGAGAGGTATTTAATTTACCACCATTACCAGAAGGCAAAGGCCAAGTAATAATGCAAGATTTAAACCATATAGATGGTGATATAGCAAATAATTATCAAGTTGGAAATGATGAGGAGGTAAGTGAGTAATGAAAGAAATAAGAAAATTAGATTTACAATTTAGAGCTGAAGATACAGAAGATAACAAAATGGAAATAAAAGGTTATGCTGCTGTATTCAACTCACCTGAAACTTATGATTATACTGAAGTAATAGCACCAACAGCATTTGATGAAGCTGATATGAGTGATGTAGTATTAAGATATAATCATAATGATAATTTTATGGTATTAGCAAGAACTCGTAATAAATCACTTGAATTAAATGTAGATGAAAAAGGATTAATGATAGATGCTACATTACAAGATGATATTACAGAACATAGAGATATATTTAATGCTATAAAATCAGGATTAATTGATAAACAATCATTTGCATTTATAGTAGATGAGGATGAGTACGATTATGATACTGATACTAGAACTATTACAAGAATAGGAAAAGTATTTGATGTATCAGTTGTAGATCAACCATTCTATAACGAAACTGATGTATCAGTTGCTAGAGATGTAGATAATCAAGAGTTTTTAGCTCGTAGAGAAGAAATAAGAAAAGAACACGAACAAAAACAAGCCCTAGAAGAAAAGAAAAAGGCAATATTAGAGAAATTAGGTTAATACGATATAAAAGGTAAGCTGGAATAGTTTATCTTTTTTAATTGCTGGAATAGTGATTAAAAATCGTTTTAATAAATGCTGGAATAGCAATAATGGGAATGATAGAAGCCCAAAAGAATATCAAATATAAAAAAGGAGGATTTTTCTAATGACTAGAAAAGAAGAAATTGAAGCTCGTAAGATGGAAATTCGTGAAGAAGTAGAAGCTACTGAAGATGAATCTATATTAGATGAATTAAATGAAGAAGTTGATACTCTAAATGAAGAAATTGAAGAAATTGAAGAGCATGAAGAAAAAGAGGATATAGGGGAACAACTTGAAGAAGGTAAAGTTGTTGCTGAAGAAGTTTCTGTTGAAGAAGTTGATAATAATGAAGAAAGAAAAGGAGGAATCAATATGGAATACAGAACTGCATATTTAAAGAAATTACAAGGAAAGGAATTAAACGAAGAAGAAAGATCAGCTTTAGTTTCAGCTAATGCTGCAATCCCTACTGAAACAATGGATACTATCTTTGAAAAAGTTGTAAAGAAAGTACCAATGTTAGATGAAATAACTTTATTAAGAGTTAAGGGTAATGTAGATTTCTATGTTGAAGGAACTAGAACTGATGGAGCAGATCATACTGAAGCTCAATCATATGATGATGCTTCTATCTCATTAACTAAAGTATCATTAGCTGGTACTGAAGTAGTTAAGAAAGTACAAATAAGTGATAAAGTAAGAGAAATGAGTATTGATGCATTTGAAGGATGGTTAACTGATATGTTAGCTGATTCTATTGCTAATGCTATTGAAGCTAAAATCTTTGGTGCTATCGTTTCTGGTGGTACATCAGTAGAAGGTGAAATCACAGCTGATAATATTAGAGCATTAGTTGCTGGTTTACCTGCTGGATATGAAGCTGGAGCAGCTTTCTATTGTAATAAGGCTATCTTCTATAACAAGATACTTAAATTACAAGACTTATCAAAGAACGAATTAGTTTATAGAGATGGAAATACTTACTATATGTTAGGTTATCCAGTTAAAACTAGTGATAAAGTATCTAACTTAATCTTTGGTAATGCTAAAAAGTTTGTTGGTAATTTACCTGAAGAAATCAATGTAAAATCAGTATATGATATTGATACTAATACTTACAAATATGCTGGTATTGCAATTTGGGATGGTAAAGTTGCTATTGCTGATGCTTTCCAAGTATTAAGTGAAGAAGTTAGTGAATAATAAGAAATAGAAAGTAGGTTAAGACTATGCTAGATGAGATTAAGAAGATTGAAGGCATAAATCATGATGAGTTTGATGATATGATTAACATTTGGATAGAATCAGCCCAACTTGATTTAAAAGGTATTGGCATAGTCAATACTTTAATAGACAAGCCAAATAGTTTAATAAAAAATGCAATTATAACTTATGTTTTAAGTTTTTTAGATGTATCAAATAGTGATATGTATAATCAATCATATCAATTACAAAAGGATGTATTAAGACATACAACCGAATATATTGTAGGTGAATAATGGATTATACTGAAATAATATATTTATTAAATGAAACTATAACAGAAGATGAGATAGGTAATACTATTTCATCTTCTAATACATCTACTAAATGTTATGCTAAAAAACAAAGTGTTAGAACAAACGAGTTTTACAATGCTACAATGACAGGATTAACACCAAGCTGTGAGTTTGTTGTTAAAAGGCTTAATTACAATGGTGAAAGTACATTAAAATGGAATAATGAATTATATTCTGTTATAAGAACTATTGATCCAAAAAATAAGTTTGATATTGTTTTAGTATGTAGTAGAAAAATAGGTGTAAAAGAAGTTGAGTAAATGGGTAAAAATAATTCTATTTTAGGTGTAGTTGATATTTTAGATGAATATTCTTTAGATATTCAAGAAGCTATGCAAAAAGAAGCTGAAGAAGTAGCCAAAACTGGTGCTAATAAATTAAAAACCACTTCACCAAAAAATACAGGCAAATACGCTAAAGGGTGGAAAGTAAAAACCATGAAAGGTAGAGGTTATGTATCTAGTACGATTCATAATACTACAAATTGGCAATTAACACATTTACTTGAGAAACCACATACCATTAGAAATAAATATGGTGATTGGGGTACAAGTAAGCCACAAGAACATATTAGACCAGTAGAGCAAGAATGTATTAAAGAATATCAAAGACAAATTGAGAATACAATTAAAAACGGAGGTAAGTTATGAAACATAAAGACTTATATAATTTACTAAAAACTTTAAAGATACCTGTTGCATACGATCATTTACAAAGTGATAAAACAATTAATCCACCATTTTTAGTATATAGAGAACTTGCTACTGACACATTTAAAGCTGACAATAAAACATATTATAGGCCTTATGAGTACGAACTAGAACTTATAACATCTATAAAGGATATAACATTGCAAGAAAATATAGAAAAACTATTGGATGATAATAATATCCCATATGATACATCAACAGAGATATGGGATGATGAAGAAAAAATATACCATAATTTTTATGAGATATAGGAGGTAAAATATATGGCAAGTAAGAATAAAGTTAAATATGGATTATCAAATGTATATGTTGCACCATTTACAATAGTAGATAATCAATATGTATATGATACACCAGTAGCTGTACCTGGAGCTGTTAACTTAACTTTATCAGCAGCAGGGGATACTAACGATTTCTACGCTGATAATGTTATTTATTTTTCATCAACAGCTAATCAAGGCTATGAAGGTGATTTAGAATTAGCAATGATAACTGATTATATTAGAACTAATATACTTGGTGAAACTACTGATTCTAATGGAGCTTTAATTGAAAACGCAAACGCATTACCAAATGGATTTGCTTTTGGTTTCCAAATTGAAGGCGATAAGAAAAATCGTAGATTCTGGTATTATAATTGCTCTTTGACTAGACCAGCCAACAATGGAGCTACAACTGAATCATCTATTACACCTCAAACTGATACATTATCTATTAAGGCAATGCCTAGAATAACTGATAAATTAGTTAGAGCTATGATAGAATTAAGCGATACAAACGCAACAGCATATAATGGTTTCTTTAGTCAAGTATATACACCAGATACTGAAACTAGTGAATAATCAATACTACTCTTATGAGTAGTACAAAGGAAACTACTTATAAGGGTAGTTTCTTTTTTAGTATTCATAAAGGAGGTAAAACTATGGCAAGTAATATAAAGGGTATAACTATTGAAATAGGTGGTAATACCTCAAAACTACAAGATGCTTTAAAAGGTGTTAATAAAACAATATATAGTTGTAATAGCGAATTAAAACAACTAAATCAAGCATTAAAACTTGATCCAAAAAATACTGAATTATTAGCACAAAAACAAGATGTATTAAAAAAGAATATAGAAGCTACTACATCTAAATTAAACGATTTAAAAACAGCTCAAAAACAAATGGGTGATTACAACTCATTAACAGAAGAGCAAAAAGAAAATTATAGAGCATTAAGTGTTGAGATTACTAAAACTGAATCTAATTTAAAAGGTTTAAATCAAGAACTAAAAGAAACCAAAAATATTAAATTAGAATATTTAAAAGAAGGATTTGAAAAGTTTGCAAACGCAGCAAAGAAAGCTGCTGAAGTTGCAGCTGTATCAATAGCAGCAATAGGAACAGCAGCTGTTGCATCAGCCAAAAAGATATGGAACTTGGCAAAAGAAACAGCTGATTATGGTGATACCATTGATAAGAATAGCCAAAAAGTTGGTATGAGTACAACAGCATATCAACAATGGGATTATGCTATGAAAATTGCTGGAACATCTATGGAAGATTGTACTGTTGGCATGAAAACATTGGCAAAACAAGCTGATAGTGCAGCTAAAGGTGGGAAAAACGCAAGTGAAGCATTTAAAAAACTAGGAATATCAACTGAAGATTTGAATAAAAAATCAAGACAAGATATTTTTTATGATGTTGTAGTTGGATTACAACAATATGGTGATAGTGCTGAAAGAGCAGCATTAGCTAGTCAATTATTAGGAAAATCAGGACAAAATCTAACACCTTTATTTAATATGACAGAAGATGAATTAATTGAAGTAATGAACGATACTGAAAAATATGGCATGATAATGAGTAAAGATGCTGTTAAAGCAAGTGCTGATTTTCAAGATAGTTTGACTAAATTAAAAGGCACATTAAATGGTGTTAAAAATAGTATGATGGGTGATTTTTTACCATCATTAACTATGGTTATGAATGGTTTAAGTGATATATTTGCTGGTGTTGATGGTGGTAGTGATAAACTTAAATCTGGTATAGATGGAATACTCGGTAATGTAGATCAAATGATACCAAAGGTTATTGATTTCTTAACAACAATAGCTGATGTAGTATTACAAAATGCACCAATGATTATTGAATCATTAGCAAAAGGTATATTAAATGCAATACCAAAATTATTACCTACAATATCTAAAGTAATATTATCAATAGTACAATCATTAACTAAAATGCTTCCAGATATATTAAAAATGGGTATTCAAGTAATAGTAGAACTTGCAAAAGGTATAGCTGAAGCATTACCAGAATTAATACCAGCTATTGTAGAAGCTATTATGACTATGGTAGATACATTATTAGATAATATAGATTTATTAATAGATGCAGCAATACAATTAATAATGGCATTAGCTGAAGGATTAATAAATGCTTTACCAATATTAATAGAAAAGATACCTACAATAATAGAAAAATTAGTTGATGCAATAGTTAGAAACTTACCAAAATTAATTGAAGCAGCAATTAAATTAGTAATAATGTTAGCCAAAGGTATATTAGAAAATCTAGGACCATTACTTGAGGCTGCTGTAAAAATAGTAATAGCATTAGCAAAAGGAATAGTAGATGCTTTAGGTAAGATATTTGAACTTGGTTGGGATATTATTAAGAGCTTAATTGATGGTTTAGCTGATAATATAAGCAAACTATGGGATTGGGCTAGAGAATTACCAGGCAAGATTAAAGATAAAATAATTGAAGGTATAGGAAAAATTAAAGATGTTGGTAAAGAATTAATTAATGGATTAATAAATGGTATGAAAGAAGGATGGGAAAAACTTAAAAATGGCGTAGCTGATTTAGGAGGCAAAGTTGTAGATAAGTTTAAAAAAGTATTTGGCATACATTCACCATCTAGGGTAATGAAAGAAGAAATAGGTAAAAACTTGGGATTAGGTTTAGTTGAAGGTATAGAAGAAACTGAAAAACAAGTAAATGATGCAATGAGCCAATTAGCAAGTGGAATAGATGCATCTGTTAATCCTACTATAAATCCAACAGCTAATAGTAATCCATTAATTATACAAATAGAAAACTTTAATAATACTCGTGAAAGTGATATTGAATCATTAGCACAAGAATTAGAGTTTTATAGAAGAAATAGTGCATTAGCCAAAGGAGGTATAACTACATATGAATAATATTAGTTGGAATAATCAAAAGTTTTTTGATAAAGGTGTAGTAATTGAAAAGATACCTACTATAACTAAAGCAAAAAAAAGATTTAAAACATATACAATACCAGGTAGAAATGGTGTATTAAATATAGATCAAGATACATATGATACAATAGCGTGTACGCTAGAGTGTCATTTTAAAGATTTAGATACAACAATACCTACATTAAATACTTGGTTAGATGGATATGGTAAATTAAGTTTGGATGGTGTTAGGTATTATGAGGGTATAATATCTAACAACATACCATACGAACAAATACAAAACTTTAAAAAGTTTCAAGTTAATTTTACATTAAATCCTATTCAAAAAAAGATTAATGCAACAGAAGTAGAATTAAATGTAAGTGAAGCAACACAAACAATTAGTGTTGATGGAACATATAAAACATATCCAGTAATAGAAGTAGATGGAACAGGCCAATTAATAATAAGAGTAAATGAAACAACATTTACTATAACAAGTAATGGGAATTATCCATATATATTAGATTGTGAAGCAAAAGAAATATTACAAAATAATGTAAATGCTTCATCATCTATGAGTGGTGATTTCCCATTTTTAAATCCAGGTGATAACGAAATATATATATCTGGAACAGGAACATTTACAAGTATTACAATTACTTACCATGAATCATATTTGTAGGGAGGTAATTATATGATTATATACAATAAAGATACAATAGATTTTAATAATAATGGTTTAGGTTTCTTAACTGATATTATTAGTGCATCAGTAGTAGATACTCTAAATGGTGATTATTCATTATCATTTGAGTATCCTACTAATGCTAAATTAAGTGAATACATAGTAGAAGATAATATTATTAAATGTGTAGTAGCTGATGGTAGTAAACAATTATTTATTATTACAAAAGTAGTAAAAACATTTGATACATTAAAAGTACAAGCAAAACACATATTTTATAAATTACTATATAATATGCTAGAGGATGTTTTCCCACAAAACTTAAACGCACAAGATTTTTTAAATTGGATATTAACTCATACACAATATCAAAATAATTTTACTGGTTATTCAAACATAACAAGTACATTTAAAAGTGCTAGATATGTTCGTAAAAATCCAGTAGAGGCCATTTTGGGTGATGAAGATAATACAATGGTTAATTTATATGGTGGTGAGTTAAAAAGGGATAATTTTAGCATTTATTTTAATTCTAGGGTTGGTAATGATGAAGGTATAAAGTTAGTATTTGGTAAAAACATAACTGGAATAAACATAAATATTGATAATACTAATTGTTATACTAGAATAATGCCATTAGGATATAATGAATTAATGTTGCCAGAAAAATATGTTGATAGTACATTAATTAATAATTATCCATTTCCTAGAATAGCAATATATAAGTTTGAAGATGTTAAATATGATCCAAATGATGAAGAAGCATACCATACTTTAAATGATGCATATACAGCATTAAGAGCTAAAGTACAAGAGTTATATGATGCTGGTATAGATAAACCAGCTGTAAATATGACTATTGATTGGGTTGAATTATCACAAACTGAAGAATATAAACAATATAGTGCATTAGAACGAGTACATTTAGGTGATACGATATATGCTAATATACTTGGTGTTGATTTTGAAACTAGGGTTATAAAAACAACATATAATCCATTAACTGATACTATTGAAAAGTTTGAAATAGGTACAATTAAGCCTAGTATTGCAACATCTATGAATAATATAGTAAAAGTAGTTGCTAAAGTTGATCCTGATTCAATACTTACTCAAGCACAACAAAACGCTACAAGTTTAATTACACAAGCAATGGGTGGATATGTATATAAAACTAATAGTGAATTATACATAATGGATACTGATAATCCACAAACAGCCGAAAAGGTATGGCGTTGGAATATAAATGGTTTAGGATACTCAAGTACAGGTATTAATGGGCCATATGGCATAGCCATGACTATGGATGGCTCAATAGTAGCTGATTACATAACAACTGGTACATTAAATACGAATGTAATACAGGGATATGATAGTTTAGTAATAAGTGTTAGTGATGCAACGCAACAAGTAGCATCATTAAGTTTATCAGTTGCTGAATTAAACTCAAAGATTCAAGATGTATTGGATATAACTGTTAGTGCTGAAAGTGATGATGGTTATGTTGTTTTAAATCACATAAATGCAAGTGAGCCAATAATGGTACAAATACATCCAAATAGTGTTGATTTGGAAAACTTATATCCATATAACACATTGTATCCACAAACAACATTATATCCACATAATGCTGTATTAAGATTTACAAATGTTGATACAAGTGAGGTATTTGATTATGAGTTGCCAGGTGATTTATTATATTTGAATAGTGAAGTATATGATACTTTTTATTTAAGTTATGATGAGAATATATGCCAAATAGTTAGAAAAGTTGGTGTCAATAATCAGGGGCAAAAATACGAATTACCTACACCAATAACTGAAACATATACATATCCTATGATATTCTTAACTACTGGTGATGAATATGATGTTAGATTAGCTGGTGTATCAAGTGCTTATATTTTTGTTAGATTAATGGCTGCAAATATATATACTACACAATTTGCAACAAGAACAGAAGTATCACAAACAGCTGATAGTATAACAACAATGGTACAAAGAGATTATGCAAGTAAAGATTATATGAACTCATCTATTACGCAAACAGCTGATACTATTAATTTAGAGGTTGCAAAGAAAGTTGGTAAAAACGAGATTATATCAAGAATAAATCAAAGTGCTGAAGCAATAACAATACAAGCTAATAAAGTAAATCTTACTGGATATATAACAGCAACAGATATAGCAACAGGTGGTAGAACTACAATTAATGGTAGTAATATAACAACTGGTACTATTGATGCATCTAGGGTTAGTGTTAGCAATTTATCAGCTAATAGTATTACAGGTGGAACTATAAATGGAAATAATGTTAATATTACTAATCTAAATGCAAGTAATATCAAATCTGGTACATTATCATCAGCTAGTATAAATATTGGTGGTAAGTTTCAAGTTAATTCAAGTGGTACATTAACAGCATATGGTAGTGATTCAAACCATTACTTAACAATGAATAGTGGTAGTACACATCCAATGGTAAGTGGTTTAAATGTTGATAGAGATAATGGTATATCAATTAGACAATTATTTGGTGTTGGATATAGTGGTGCTGCTTATGGATCAATAGGAAGGGCATATTATCGTTTAAGGTTTTCTTCTGATGAAGGTGGTGAAGATATACAATTATATGGCCCAACTTGTTGGATATCATGCTCTAAAAATAACGGGCATGTAGTATTAGTGCCTGGACCTTCAACAGGTATAGCTTGTATAGGTAGTATAAATGATAATAATAGAATACTAACTAGAGCTGGTAGCCCATCTTCAAAAAATGTTAAGGAAAACTTTAAAGATATTGAAGATGAATATAAAGATATATATGAAGATTTAAAAGACTTACATATGTATAACTATGATTATAAATATAAAAATGTTAATGGCAGTTTAGAGAATGATTATGGTTTTATAATTGATGAAATAGAAAACACAAAACATTTATCAAAATACTTTAGAAACTATGAAGCAGAACGATATATTACTAAAGATAATAATTTATTAT